AAGCACCCATGCTAATGAATCCTGACTTTTCTAAGTTACGAGCACCAACAAGTGATCCAACATTATTGCCAGGCGCATTAACTGTGATAGCCGCGCCTTCATTTGCGCTAATATTCAGTGAGCTATCTTTTTCACGAGCAGCTACTGCGATGTTTAAAGTATCGCCACCACCATCGGTCATGGTCAAGTTTGTAAACTCGCTTGTGCCATTAGCGATACGAGCCTCAAACTCCAAAACCAACTGAGCTACAGTTTCACCCGAGTATGTCTCGCTGTCATTAATTCCCTGCCCATCCTTACGCTCAAGCCGAACAAAGAACTGACCTCCTAATTTGTCTGCAGCTGCAACACCGCTATAATCAACAGACGATGTAGTAGCAGCAGGTGCCGATGCAACTTGATAATGCGAACCGACAATGTCAGCAAGCTTAAATTCTGAGCTTGACATTACAGAAGTAGTACCATCAGCCATAGCCGTAGCAGCACTCAACTTAAGAAATTGATTTGCAGAAGTATCTGTGAGATTGCCTGCAACAAATGCACCATCTCGTTGAATAGCCAATTTACCAGATGTGGCAGAATCAGCAATACTTGTAGCAGTAATATTGGCTTGTGTTGTAGACCCGTCTAGCGCCTCAACGACCAACGTATGAATTAAATTATTCATGGGTTATTCGGATTGTTGTTGTTCAATAGAAGTTGTTTGGTATCGAGGTGATTCTATAGCCTCGATGATACTTTTCACCGCGAGATCTACAATTTCGTGGTGCGTATGCTCTGCTAGCTCGCAATCTACGCTTGTTGACAGGGTAATGTCAACCGGTTGACGCAAGTAATCCATGTGCAGTGTTTTTAATATAAACTTTTCGCTGTCCTGGTACACTCGAATTTCATCATCGTATACAATAGCCAGCGGATACTCTGCACGAGTTTTAGCAAATGGGTTTTGTTGATGTTGATACACCTTGTCCTGTTCAACAATGCGTAAATCGCGAGTTGCTTCAGGGTCTTGCGCATCGACTTGTTCCCCGCAATGATTCACATGAAAAGTCACGCGAGCATTAACGAGGAACATGTAGTCGATGGGCAAATCAAAATTAACGAAGTCAACAGCACTATTAGGCTGCACCCCGTCCGTATAATCTACAGAAATCAGCATACGCAAATCGTCCATACGTTTTACGTTGCCTTCAAATCCTAACCCCTTAGGGTCTGTCTGTCCATAGAGACGCTGTTTAATATATCGCTCCTGAGCACGGTTTAACCAAAAGTCAACCTCTTCAGCTAAGAAGTAATCATAGACCGATGAGGCTACCTTTTGCAACCCCTGATCTACAGCATAATGCATCTCTTGTACAGTCATATCATGCGAAAGCCTTCATCTTGGCTTTTAGCGCCGTTAAAACGTTAGAATTTTTCTTGTCCTTCAGGAAGAGAACGGCTTCTTCCATCGAGTCTCCTAAGGTAATATCACCATCTAAAATGCTGTTGCCTACTCGACGAAGGGCCTCTAGAGATAGCGCCTGGTTAATGAGGGCTGTCATCTCTAAGTTCTTATCTGTGCAAATATCGATAAAGTACTGCGGATCATCTTCCTGCAACTCTTCTAAAGTCAGCTCTTTCTCATCATTAGTCAACTTTGCCGGATTGTAACCATAAACATGCAATACCATGTTCATACGCTCTTCGTTATCGGAAAGTTTGATGAACTCTTTGTAAGCGTTCTTACGAATAACAAGATCTTGCTTAGCTTCTTGCAGCTCTTTACGACCATCGGAAATATAATACCGAAGTTTTTTATTCCCATTCAACAAGTTTTCCTCTGCAGCGACATGTGGATGTGCCAGTACAAACTTGTACTTGATATAATCGATTACACTCAATGGATAGCCTTGGTCATCCAGACCTACTTCAAGGTCCAGCCCACCCATAGGCACATCTACTGTTAGATTTAAGTAGTAATCTCGACATGCTCTACCAAACTCGTTATCGGTAGGGCTAATGCCAATAATTTCAGGCAGATATTCTTTCTGCTCTGCAAACGTCAAGCCTCGGATAATATCTCCGGAAGCGGTAAAGACTGATCCAATTTTACGCTTGGACTCTGCGTAGACATCATCAGGCAAATTAGTGTAATTCGGCCGACGATTGACGGTGATTAAATGTGAAGACATATCTATTATAACTAGTGAATTTCTATTTTCAAGTAAAAGGGGGAGGTTTTACTGCCTCCCCCTCCAACTTAACCAAAACCTGTCTTACGACTTAGTGCATTCTAAGTGCAGACAGTTCGTAGCGCGACGGATAGCAACACCGCATTCTTTCATAAAGTGGACAGAGGATCCATCCACATCAGTAGCGCGGAGAGCGTTACCTCCGAATCCAGGAGGTACAGATGCACCTGCAACTGCCCAACGTACCAACTCACGCCCCTTACGAGAAATGTATTGGATGTTACGCTCGCCATCGTACGTGCTCATATCAAGGAATACCATACGGTATGACTCCAAAGGCAAACCAGTAACTGGGTGACGGTCAGCGTTCAAAGCACGTGCTCCGTGGTCAAACAGAGGCAAGTGACGAACAGTAATCGTGTGACCGTCGATATGCTGGTATGAGGTAAAGAATCCGCCCAATACCAAGTTAGAACCTGAACCGCCGATGAAGCTGCTAGGGTCTGTATTCTTGATGTATTGACCGTTAGAAATCTCAGACTTCATAGCGTTGTCAAACTCTTCCATACCACCGATACCGGTAAACAACACGATGTTCATCTGCTGAGCATCAGTAGCGCCATACAGAGCGTCACGTACAACAGACTTAATCTTAGCTGCAGTCAAAGAAGAGTAAGTATCGACATTAGGAATCTGCTCAAGAACGCCAGAACCCAAAGTAATTGGCTTACCGTTATCGTCCTTCAAGTGGATAAGACCGTTAGCGTCACGGTTGTACTGAGAGTACCACAATGCGTATTCAGTCTCTTCCTTCCAACGCAACATGTGCTGATACTCCTCAAAGTCGTACCACAAGTTAGTTGAGCGACCACCAACATTGAATTCAAAGTTTACGATACGATCAGGCATGTTGCCTTCGTATGCGTAAGACTTACGAATCAAGCTGATTTGGTTACGCATCTTAGAAGGTGCTACCCAGTGGCTTTCGTTACCGCGTGAACCGCTCATTGCCGCCGGAGCGTACAACTGAACAAACATCTTGTTAACGAAATCAGTGCTGCCTACGCCAGTTCCGTCAGCCGCAACCAACTGTACGCTGTACTCGTATCCTCCAGCAACAGCTTGAGGGTCATCCATAACACGAACCTGAGTTCCGTCAGGAGCCTCCAAGATGTACTGACGTACAAACCAACGCTCTGGGAAAGTCAACTTAATACGAGTGTGGTTTGCACCAGTACCAGTTTGAGCAGTACACTCAACAGCCTTGTTCATACGGCCCATCACTGGGTAATCGTACTCAACGTCATTGATGTACTTAGTAGCACCCATACCTTCAGTCAAGAAAGAAAGCGGGAAACGCTTGTCTTCTTGCCCGGACAAATGGGTGATTACAGGGGACAACACATCTGGTTGAGTGAGGAGAGCAGCAGCGAGGCTATTCTCATCAGTCATTGATGCGCTGTTAAAAGTGTCTTCGTATAAACGAAGCTTTTTAATGTTGTCAGCAGACATGATAAAGAGAATTTATTAAGGGTTATAGTAAATCTTTCAATGATGGTAACTTCTTCGGCGCTTTATAAGAGGTCTGTCCTCCCTTCATGCGCTTTGCTGCTGTATTATTTCGTTGTAGCTTTTGCTTAAGGTTTTGAGCCTTAGCTGTATTTGCTGAGTTTGCTACGAGCTTATTGAGGTCGAAGTTCTTCCACAACAAGTACTCCATAGCAACCTGTGTTTCAATATCCATAGACTGACGATCAATCAGCCGTTGCGTATTTCCTTGGTTATCTACTGCCTCGCTCATCCACCCAAAAAACTTCTTACGGTCAGCTGCAGGGATTTCAAAGCCTCGAACTCGACCGGTATCAATAGTAGACTTTATGTTTGTCCATTGCTCTTGTACCTGTTGTTGACGTGCTTGAGCTTCCTTCTGCTGTTGCTCCATAATAGTAGCTGCTTCTCGCTCCTGCATAGT